CCACGCAAAACCGGGAATCTCGCAAAGAGCGTTCGCACGTTCTATCCGTCGAGCACGATCCTCGTCGGCATCGCGCGGGCAGCCTCGCCGCACTCGCATCTGTTTGAGTTCGGGACCAAGCGCCGAGCGACGAATAGCGGATCGAATCGCGGCACGATGCCGGCGCAGGAAGTCACCGTCCCGATTGCTCGACGTCGCCGCGGGCGGATGGCGCGGCGCCTCGTCGATCTACTCCGACGCAAGGGCTTCAAGGTAGGGAACGAGTGACGCCCTTCATCTCGTTCTACACGCCGACGTTCCGCCGTCCGCAGCAGTTGGCCGCGTGTCTCGCAAGCGTCGGCGCCCAGACGGTTGTCGATGACATCGAGCAGATCGTCATCCCGGATCACGTCGGTCTCGGGATCGGCGGGATGTTCCAGCGCGTGCAGGAATACACGAGTGCCGTGCACGGCCGGTATGTGCACCTCCTCGCCGATGACGACGTGCTGGCATCCCCGTCCGTCGTCGAGAAGGTGCGCGCGTTCGCGGAGTCGCGCAATTTCCCCCCGGTGATCGTGGTCAAGGTCGAGAAGGCCGGCGCGCAATTGCCGTATGGCGAGCCGTGGCCGCCGCGGCTGACCGCGATCGATCTGGGGTGCGTCATCACCAGGTCGGACATCTGGCGGAAGCACGCCAAGTGCTACGGCGATCGGTATGAGGGCGACTTCGATCATATGCAGTCGCTGTTCGAGGCTGGGCACCAAGCGGCGTATCTCGACCTGTTGTTTCTGCGCGGCGCGGTGAGTAACGGACGAGCGGAGGTGGCGGCGTGAAAGGCAGTTCGCCATTGCCAGCGGGTCAGCGGTTTGTGCGTTCGGCCTGTCCTGATGGCCGCTGGCGCTCGGCAACGGCTGGCGTGGGCCGCTGGGTCAGCGCATCGATAACCGGCCGGTCTCTCGATGGCTCAAGCCGAGCGAGCACAGTGTACCACGGCGATCGGGGTGAGGCGTGACCTACATCGCGCCGAAGGCCAAGGTGCTTGCGCACATCGATCGGTTGGTCGACTGGCGCCGGGGGCTGAAGCCAGCACCGGTGACGGTCGAGTGGGATCTCTCCAATCGCTGCGTGCTCGGGTGTCAGGACTGTCACTTCGCGCACACCCACGTCAAGGGCCCGTGGGCGGTCAAGCCTCGAACGTTGCCAATGGCCTTCAGTTCGACTGGCGACACGGCAGACGTGACGGTCGTGGTGACGGCGCTGCGCGAGATGGCCGAGGCGGGCGTCAAGGCCATCGTGTGGAGCGGTGGCGGGGAGCCCACGACGCACGGACGCTGGCAGGAGATCGTCGCTGCTGCCGCCGGCTACGGCCTCGAGCAGGGGATGTATACGTGCGGCGGGCTGCTGACCGAAGCGTCGGCTAGGTTCGAGTCCGAGCATCTCACCTGGGTCGTCGTGTCGCTCGATTGCAAGGACGCCGAGACATACGCAGCCGAGAAGGGTGTCCCGGCAGCACGCTTTGACGACGCCTGCAATGGCGCCCGATGGTTGTCCGGTGGGAAGGCGGCGGTCGGCGTCTCGTTCCTGCTGCACGGTGACAACTGGACGCACGCGCAAGAGATGGTCCTGCTTGCGCGTCGTCTCGGCGCGACGTACACGACCTTCCGGCCCGCGATCCACGCGTACCCGGATCTCCCGAGTCGCTGCGCTGACTATCGCGGCTGGATCACGGCGGCGCTGCCGGCGCTCGAGCGCATCTCCTGGGCGGTCGACGTCGAGATCGACCTGAACCGGTTTCGTCAGTATCTGGAGTGGAACGGTCACGGTTACAGCGACTGCAAAGGGGTCCAGTTGAACGCCACCGTGACGCCCGATGGTCGCGTGTGGCTCTGTCCGCAGCGTCGAGGTATCGAAGGCTCCTGTGTCGGAGACCTGTCGAGAGAATCCTTCGCCGCCGTGTGGGCGCGGCATCCCGGGCACTACCACGTCGACGAGGGCTGTCGCGTGATGTGTCGCCTTCATCCTGTCAATCAACAGATCGCCGCGCTGGACGTGACGCCGGTACATGGTGCGTTCGTATGAGGATTTTGTTAGTGCATCCCGGTGCGAGTTGGTCGACGGCGGATGTCGAGGCCGGGCTGCGCTACGGTCTCGAACAGCACGACATCGAAGTGATTCGCTACCGCCTCGACACGCGGCTCGACGGGGCGAAGCGGTCGCTGTATGCCGAGTGGCGCAAGGCGAGGAAGCAGAACCCCGAGATCGTGCGGCCGTCGACGCCGGATATGGTCTATCGCGCGAGTGTGCCGATCCTCGAGAAGGCGCTGCGCCACCAGGTGAACCTCGTGCTGATCGTCAGTGCGATGCTGGTTCATCCGGACATCATCATTCTGCTCAAGCGCGCCGGTCTGCGGGTGGCGGTGCTCTTCACGGAATCACCATACGACCATGAACAGGAGATGGCGGTCGCGCGGATCGTCGATGGCTGCTGGACGAACGAGCGGACCGTCGTCGAGGCCTTCAGGGCGGTGAATCCGAACACGGGGTATCTGCCACATGCCTGGCATCCGGGGCGGCACTACGTGGGCGAGGCCGTGTCTGAAGACGTGCCGCAGCATGACGTCGTCTTCGTTGGGTCTGGTTTCTCCGAGCGGATCGCGTGGTTCAACGCCATCGACTGGAGCGGCATCGATCTCGGTCTGTACGGCACGTGGAAAGGCTTCGGCCTGAAGCGTGCGCTCCGAGACAGCATTCGCGCCGAGCAGATCAACAACGTGCTGGCCTCCGCGATCTATCGGCGCGCGAAGATCGGACTCAATCTCTATCGCAGTTCAAAGGGCTGGGGGCGGAATGCCCCACAGATCAGCCACGCCGAGTCGCTGAGTCCGCGCGCGTACGAGCTCGCGGCCTGCGGATCGTTTCACCTGAGCGCCTATCGAGCCGAGGTACCAGAAGTCTTCGGCGATCTGGTGCCCACGTTTACCACGCCAGCAGAGGCCGAGCGCCTCATTCGCCACTGGCTTGCCGACGATGTCGGCCGCGCGCGGATCGCCGCGCAACTCCCGGCCTGTGTGGCCGAGTCGTCATGGGTGGCGCGTGCCACTCATGTCATCGGGGACGTGCAGGCGCTGCTGGCGCAACCGGCGCGCTCTGCTGCGTGACGACTCCAGGTCGTCGGGAGTGACAAACAATGTCTCGATACCACGGCAAGGGGGGCGTCGTCTATATGTCGACGTCCGGAGCAGGCACCGCAGTGTCGGTAGCCAGTCTCACCGAGTGGACGCTGAACATGAACACCGACAAGCAAGAGGTGACCGCGTTCCTCGATCTGAACAAGACGTATGTGCAGGGGCTTCGAGACATCAGCGGCTCGATTGCTGGCTGGTGGGAAGACTCTCAGGACGCACTCTTCGACGCGTCGGAGTCGACGGACGGCGTGAAGATGTACCTGTATCCCTCGAACTTGGCCTCGTCGGTTTACTTCTACGGTCCGGCGTGGGTCGATGCGTCTATCAGCGTCGGCGTCGGCGGAGCCGTGAGTCTCTCGGCGAACTTCGTCGCGAATGGTAGCTGGAGCAGGAAGCCGTAGTCATGGGAGCGATCACCGCGAAGGGCCATGAGGGCGAGGTGCGCTGGGTCTATCTCCCGGCGATCACGTTCGGTCCGTGGTCCTTCGCTGGTGACGGACATTCGGGCACGTTGAAAGCGCAGATCGTGAGATGTGACGCGTACCGGACGACGCAACGTCCGCTCGTGGTGGTCGTGCCCGTCGGCCGCGCCGAATGGCGATGGAACGTCTCCGATCTGCAGATCTCCGGAACCGAGCTCACGGCGAGCGTGGTTCGACAGTGAGGCGAAATGAACAACAAGCGCATCCGATTCGTGCAGCCGGAGATCGTCCGGCTCGAGCTCAGTGACGGCGACTGGGTCGATGTCAAAAAGCGGCTCACCGTCGGCGAAGAGCGTACGGCCTATCAGGCCATCATCGGCGAAGTCAATCAGAAGACTGGCTGGCGGCGGCCGAACGTCGAGATGGTGGGCATCGCGGAGATGGTCGCCTACATCGTTCGGTGGTCGTTCCGCGACGTGAACGATTTACCCGTTGCCGTGACCGTCGACGCGATCAAGCAGATGGACTCGGAGTCCTTCAACGAGATCGAAAAGGCGCTCGAGACGCACGTCGCCGCAGTCGAGGCTGAAGTGGCGGCCGCAAAAAACGTCCAGGATGGCAAGACCGCAACCGCAGCGACTTCGCCATCTGCCGCGTAATGCGGTGGTCGTACGGGGACCTGATGGATCTGCCGGCTGACCTCTACGACGAATTGGTGGCGTGGTTGATCGAGACCAAGCCTTCGATGGACGGGATGGACTGATGGCTGTATCGGCAACGTTCGCGGCGGATTTCACGAGTTTTTACGCAGCGATTGACAAGGCAGACGTCAAGTTGCGTGGACTGGATTCCTCGTCGAAGTTCGTCGAGAAAGGCCTGAATCGTCTCGTCGATCAGTTCTCCGGACGGAAGCTGATTCAGGAAGCGACGTTGATGGCGGAGTCCATCGAGAAGATCGGCGGCACATCCAAACTCACTGAAGCCGAACTGATCAGCGTCGGGAACAAGGCGGCCGAGGCCGCCGAGAAGATGCGGAAGATGGGCGTCGATGTCCCGCCGAAGCTCGATGCTCTCGCGAAGTCCGCACAGAAACCGGTCGGCGCCTTTGAATCGATGCTCGGCGTGGTCAACAAATTGGCGCCAGCGCTCATCGGCGCGTTCTCTGTCGGGTCCATCATCTCGTTCGGCAAGGGCATCGCGGACTTCTCCGGCAAGATGTTGGATCTCGAAGCGCAGACCAGGATCACGACCAGTCGGTTGCAGGCATTCGACTTCGTCGGTGGCGATGTCGACCTGACGATCGAGGACATCACCACCAGTGCGGATCAGCTCGCGAAGCGTCTGGGCGGTGACGACAAGTCTGTCAATGACGCGCTCGAAAAACTGCACCTCTCAGGGGAACAGCTCAAGCAGCAAAACCTCGATGAAGTGATGTTCCAGATCGATGAGGCCCTTGTCGGGGTCGGCAATTCGATGGACCGCGCGCGCATCCTCTCGGATCTCTTCGGTCGATCAGGTGCGCAGCTGGGCCGTCTGATGGACGGTAGTCTGCGCCAAATCATCAAGACGGCTGAGGAGACTGGTCCGATCATCGAACGTGAAAGCTTGCAAAAGGCGGATCGATTCGGGGAGATGTGGGAGCACGGGTGGAAACGTTTCCAAGCCGCGGCGGTGACGGCGATTGATTTCGTCAGCAAGGGCCTCGACCAATTACTGCAAGCGGCGGA